CGAGCAGGCCGCGATCCTTTGGGAAGCGCGGCAGAAGACGACGCCTGATAAGTGGGGATCGGAAAATAGGGTTTATCCGCCGACAAGCGGTAAGCCAGGGCCGCGCGATCCGTACCTTACGCCCTACGTTGTGCCGTTTGAGCGGGCCTTTGAGAACAGAAACTATCGCCGAGTTGTTCTCGTAACCGCAGCGCAGTCCGGCAAAACCGACGCGATACTGGATATCATCGGCCACCGGCTCGATACGAAGCCGGTGCCGACGCTTTACGTCGGGCCGAGCCGCGAATTTCTGACCGACCAGTTCGAGCCGCGCCTTATGGCGCTGTTCGATGAGGCGCCGAAGCTACGGGCCAAGGTCCAGCGCGGCAAACGCATGAAAAAGACGCTCAAGCGCGTCGCAGGCGTTACGCTTCGCCTCGCGCACGCCGGATCATCCACGGCGCTCAAATCTGACCCGGCCGGCCTCGCTATCGTTGACGAGTATGACGAAATGCTCGCCAACATTAAGGGGCAGGGCGATCCGCTCGGCCTTGTCGAGGCGCGCGGCATCACATTTGCCGACTTCGTAACGGGCATAACGTCAACGCCCTCGCAAGGCATGGTAGAGACTGAAGTGGATACAGCGTCCGGGCTTGAGTTTTGGAAGGTCGCGGACCCGGACGATGTAGCCTCTCCAATATGGCGGTTGTGGCAAGAAGGCACGCGGTATCATTGGGCGTGGCGCTGCCCGCATTGCGGCGAGTGGTTTATCCCTCGCTTCAAGTTGTTGCAGTGGCCGAAGACGGCGACGCCGGCGCAAGCGCGCCGCGAAGCCTATCTTGAGTGTCCGCACAACGGATGCGTGATCACAGACGCCGACAAGCCGGGAATGAACGGGAACGGCGTCTATGTCGCGCCCGGTCAGCGCATTGAGGCTGACGGAACGGTTGTTGGCGACCCGCCAGACACGTCCACAATATCGTTTTGGGTATCCGGGCTTGCCTCGCCCTTCGTTAGCTTCGGCGAGCGCGCCGAGGCTTATTTGAAGGCGCTCGCAAGCGGCGAGCAAGATAAGGTTCAGACCGCACTAAACGCGGGTTTTGGCGAAGTATATACGCCGGGGGGCGGCGACGTTCCCGAATGGCAGGAGGTCGCTAAGCTCAAGGCCCCCTACGCGCCTCGGTCGCTGCCGGCTAAGGCGGTGTTCATCACTGCCGGGGTTGACGTTCAGAAGAACCGCTTGCCGTTTGTGATCCGCGCGTGGGGTGAGCGCGCTACGTCGTGGCTTATCGACGCCGGCGAAGTTTGGGGCGATACGGCGCTTCCCGATGTTTGGGAGGATTTAGCCGATCTGCTGACGCAGGATTTTGAGGGGCTGCCGATCAAGCTCGCCTTCATCGACAGCGGTTTCCGGCCCGGCAAGAAATTTTCGGTGCCGGAGCACCGCGTCTACGCCTTCGCCCGCCGGTTCCCGCGGTTTGTCTTTCCGACAAAGGGTTACGCGCGGCAGGCGCGACCGATTATCCGGTCGCAAATAGAGGTCAAGGCGGACGGCAAGACGTCGAAATATGGGCTGACGTTGTTCCGCCTAGATAGTGACCATTGGAAATCATGGGTGCATGAGCGACTGCGCTATCCGCCGGATCAGCCCGGCGCGTGGTTGCTGCACGAAGAAACGCCGGACGAATACTGCCAGCAGATTGTCAGTGAGGCGCGGATTACGACGCCGAGCGGCCGGCCGCAATGGGTACAGCGGTCGCGTGAAAACCATTTCCTCGACTGTGAGGCACTGGCAGCAGCCGCGGCATTCCAGCTTGGCGCGCATCGGCTAGGGCCGAATGCGCGGCGACGGGCGGCAGATGAAAGCGAATATCGGCTCCCGGTGCCAGACGCGAACGGAACTCCTGTAGAAGCGCCGCTGCCGGCGACGGCCGGCAAGAGCCGGTTTAGTCGCTTCGCTGAAATTGCGGCGCGGTTCAACAGATAGGGTTGTGATGGAAGCTATAACGAAGCCGCGCATTCGTGTCGGAACTGACGGCAAGGTGCGCGGGATCGTACCAACAGAGATTTATCCGCCGACTTCGCCTCAGCACCGCGCGCAATACTTCCGTGCACCCGCGAGTGGCGGCGCTGCTGCGCTATTCGCATGGCGCCCTGCCCTTCGCGACGCGCGAGACGATGTTGCTTCTGCTTACGTCGATGCAGCAGCGCGCGCGATTGATACGATCCACAATAGCGGCTGGATTGCCGGCGCGGTTGAGCAGGCGGTCGCGAGCACTATCGGCGTTTCCCTTCGGCTGCAAGCTCGGCCGGACCGTGACGTGCTCGGATGGTCGGATGAACAGGCCGAGGAATGGACGAATATTGTTGAGCGGCGATGGCTGCTTTGGAGCGAAGACCCTTACGAGTGCGACGCCGCCGGCAAACACACGATAGGGCAGCTAACGGCGTCCGTGCTTCGGACGTGGTTCGCGTACGGCGAGGCGCTGGCTCTTCTGCCGTCAATCAGGCGGCCATTCTCAGCGACGCAGACGAAGGTGCAGCTTATTGCTCCGCACCGGCTCGTGCAGGATACAGACGACCTCCTGCGCCTGTATCAGGGCGTGCGTATTGACGATTTCGGCCTGCCGCTTTCGTACCGCATCAAGTCTGAAAACCCGTTCTACTCGTGGGAGACGTTCGACGTGCGGGCGCGCGATGATTATGGCCGGCCGCAGGTTGTTCATATCTTTGAGGGGGCACCAGGGCAGACGCGCGGAATTACGCCGCTGGCTCCGGTCCTGCGTATTGTCCGACAATTCGACCAGCTTGCAGACGCGACGTTGACGGCGGCTCTTATTCAGGCAATTTTCGCTGCGACTATCGAAAGCGAGGCGCCGACTGAGCAAATGCTTCAAGCCCTGCAAGACCCTGACGAGCAGGGCACGGCGGGCGGGCTGCTCGATTTGTTCGGCGCTAAGCATGCTTGGTATCAATCAACGAAGATTGACCTGGGTGTTGTCGGCAGGATTGCTCACCTATTCCCCGGCGAAAAGTTGGTGATGAATCGCGCAGAGCACCCGAACGACACCTATGAGGCTTTCGCTAAGTTCCTCCTGCGCGAAATTGCGCGCTGTCTCGGCTTGTCGTTTGAAACGCTAACCGGCGACTATACGGGCGCGACCTATTCGAGTGTGCGAATGGCGACAGCCGAGAATTGGCCGCTTATCCTTCGCAGGCGCGAGAATATCTGCGGCCGGTTCTTACAGGCCGTCTATGAGGCGTGGCTTGACGAAGAAATCTACTCCGGCCGCCTTCCTTTCCCTGGTGGGTATAAGGAGTTCCTAGCCAATCGGCAGGCTGTGTGCGCGGCTGAGTGGCGAGGACCGGCCAAGCCGCAGGCCGACGACCTGAAATCGGCCAAGGCGCATGAGGTCTACAAGAAGCTCGGCGTCATGACCGACGAAATGATCTGTGCCGATCTCGGCGTGGATTGGGAGGATGTCTACGAGCAGCGCGCGCGCGAAATGGCAAAGCGCAAAAAGCTCGGGCTTCCCGAGGGCGACCCTATGGCTCCCGATACGGTTGGGGACGATCTCTTATCGGAGGCAGCCTGATGGCCGAAACGGGTGAGGTCGATTGGTGCGATCCTTGCGAGCGCGCCAAGGCGCTCAAGATGGCCTATTTCGAGCGCCTTTCGGGGGGCTCTTCTATTCGGGTTCGTTTTCGCGCTGGGGATAACGAGCAGGAATACCAATCGGCGCACGCGGGGATGTCTCTTGCCGAGTTGAAGCGTGCATGGTGGGAGGCCGAGGACGAATGCAGGGCGTTGCAGGGGCTTCCGCCTTTACGCCGCCGCTTCGCTGTACGGGCTGGCTCCCGCCGCTGCTGATCTAGGAGAGAGCGATGTCAAAGATAACGCGGGCCTTTCGCGCCGCGATTGCTCAGCCGTGGGCAATTACAGCCGAAGGCTTTGAGCTGGTTCTTTCGATTGCCAATCGCGAGCACGAAGTCACGACAGAGGCACTAGAAGCCTATCGTGCCCAGCACGTTCCGACCGCGGAACGTATGACGCAGCGCGGGTCTGTCGCGATCATTGATGTTCGGGGGCCTTTGTTTCGTCACGCAAATTTGTTCACAGATGTTTCTGGTGCGACCAGCTATGACATCGTGCGGCGCGATTTGCAGCACGCTCTCGATGATCCCGCGATTTCCGCAATCGTCCTTTCATTCGATACGCCCGGCGGCGTCGTTAATGGCGTAAACGAACTGGCGAACGCCATTCGCGCTGCCCGTAGGCAAAAGCCGATTATCGCCTATGTTGGCGGAATGGCTGCATCTGCCGGTTATTGGCTGGCGTCGCAAGCAACGGAAATCGTCATCGAGGAAACAGCCACGCTTGGCTCTATCGGCGTTCGCGCGGT